CTATGCCGTCATGGGCAATCCGATCTCGCATAGCAAATCACCGCAGATTCATGCCTTGTTTGCGCAGCAAACCCGGCAGCACATGGTCTATACCGCATTGCTTGTTGAACTGGATCAATTCGAGCACGAATATCTTCCGAAAACACTCATCGCGCCGTTCTCGGAATACCCGGCGCTTGCCTACACGCACAAATTCGACGGGCTCTGCATGAACCGGCTAACGGCGGAATGCTGGAAGCGCGGAATCTTCGTGTGGGTCTGCGACAACGGCCACGCGGAATACATGAACGAAAACACCGAGCCGGTCTCTTTGTCCTAACAAATAAGATGACACACGACCCCGCAGAAAACTCAGTGGCTATGCTCGACGAAAACGCGCCGAAAAAGGACGCGCCGGGGTCGTTGTGTCTGGCGCCTGGTTGGGCGTCTGGGTGTGGCCGCGTGATCCTCTATCGCGCCGACTGCCGTGACGTGCTGCCAACGCTTGCGCGTGCCGACGCGATCATCACCGATCCGCCCTACGGCATCAGCTTCGCCGCGCAGCCCACGAAATGGCAGCGCCTCGCGGGCAAGCAGGCCGAAGCATGGGACGACGTGACGGTGCCAGACGTCGTGCTCGCGCTGCCCGCGCTGGCCCCGCTCTGCGTGGTGTGGGGCGGCAACTACTACCCGCTCGCCTGCACGCGAGGCTGGCTCATGTGGCGCAAGCCAGACGCGCCGCCGTCGATGGCGCACGGAGAGCTGGCATGGACGAACCTCGACCAAAACCTGCGCGTGATCGACTGGAGCATCAGCGCCACCAACGCCGAGCGCGTGGGACACCCGACGCAAAAGCCGGTCCGCGTGATGAGCTGGACCATGGAGCAGGTGCGCGTGCCTGATGGCGGAACGGTGCTCGATCCGTTCATGGGCTCGGGATCGACGGCAATCGCGTGCATCCGCAGCGGGCGCAAATTCGTGGGGATCGAGAAAGACCCGGCGCACTACCAAACGGCGTTGGAACGCATCCAGCGCGAACTCTCACAAGGCGACCTCTTTCTGGATTCGCCCAACCATGTGATAGCACAATCTCATGAGAATCCACGGAAACCTTGAGCGCGCGAAATCCAACCTCGCCGCTGGCCGCGAACGCTCACGCCTCGCAGCCGTTGATTATCGCGGTGCGCTTATCCGTCCGCCGGAACGCGGCACTCTTCTCAAAACCATCCGCGTTACCGACCACATCAAGGGCGTATCCTATAAGATCACGCTCCACCAAGGCGACCGCCTCAATAACATTGAGCCGCGCCTTCACGGACAGCCCTTCCTTCGGTCGATCACCTGCGGCTTCGATGAACTATTCCGGGCGCTGCGCAAACGATGGTCGCTGCGGTGGCTAATCATAAACTAAAACCAAACATGAAAGGTATTTGCTATTTTGACATAGAAACAGGGCCTTTAAGCACGGCAGTTTTGCAACGAAGGCTTGCTGCAATAAGGGCTCCGGCAAACTACAAAGACCCTCTCAAGATAGCCGAGTACATCCGTGAAGAGCATGAAGCCATGCTCGATAAAGCCGCTTTGTCTCCACTTACAGGCCGGGTTTTAGCTCTGGCGCTTTTGAAGCCTGCAATGCAAGCGGGGGATAGCTTAGAAATCGTTTCGTGTGAGGACGAAAGCTGCATATTGTCGCGGTTTTGGGAGCTGTGTGAATTGGCAGCCAATAACTCTAAGTTTCGGCTATGCGGTTTTAACATCCATGAATTCGACATCCCTTTTCTTGTTAAAAGGTCTTGGGCTCTTGGAGTTAGAGTCCCTCATCAATTAACTGGTGATGGCTGGTCTCGCTACCATTTTACATGGTGGCTTATCGACTTGCGTAAAATATGGGGGATTTCTGATTATCGACCAGAAGGATCACTTAACGATATTTGCATTCACCTTGGGATAGGCGAAAAGAAGGGTAGTGGTAAGGACTTTGCAAAGCTGTGGGCATCCGACCGTAAAGCTGCTATCGCCTACTGCACCGACGAAATCTACAAGATTGAGCAAGTTGCACAGCGTTTAGGAGTATCATGACAATGGCTAAAAACAAAACGGACCTTCCTAATTCGTCAGAATTTGAAAAGTTGTTTTTATCAACCGTTGTTTTTGAAGGCGCTCCCTGCCTTTCTAACTGCATCACGCTAGGCGTTACGCCAAAAACCTTTTTCAACCCTGCTAACCGGATTCTTTGGGGGGTCTTAAATGCCCTTATGTCGGAAGGCTTAGAGGCCTTTGACGCCAACTTGATAATGGCTAGGATGCAGAAGGATGGGGTATTTGACACATTTGGTGGATTAGAGCCACTGCTAGAAGTTACAAAACACACATGCTCCTCTCACGGCGCTTCTTATTTAGCGAAAGAGCTTCTTTCAGTTCAAATGCGAAGGGAGACAGTTATCGAATGCAGGGAGCTAATTGCAAAATGCCAAGAAGATAGCGACGAAGATGTTTCGACCGGAATAGGTAGATCACTGGAACGGTTGTCTAGCATTGTAACCTCTAACAGCACGGAAAAAGAGCCTAGCTGGGAAGAGCTTGTTGAAGAAGCTCATAAGATTCAGGTGGCTTACTGCGCTGATGGAGGCAGGCCAAAGGAATCGATCATCAACTTTCCATTCCCTGAGATGGATGACGCATTTGAGCCAATGCAAAGAGGTCAGCTTGTTATCATTGGGGCTACGCCTTCTAGCGGTAAATCATCGCTTTTAAGGCAAGTAGCAGCACAGGCTGCTTACGACGGTAAGCGGATTTACTTTGTAACTCTTGAGGTTAATCCAGTACAGGTCGTTTTACAGTTAGCTGCTACCGCATCCAGAGTAAGCGTTAGGGCGCTTGGTAAGTGCGGTAAGGATCAAGTCGATTCATTCACCCAATCTCTTAAGGGGCTAAAGAAACTTGGGATTACAATTTCTAAGAAGGACAGAACGATTGCTCAGATAGTCAGTAAAGCCAAAGCCCTTCACGCAACTAAGCCATTAGACCTTATCTGCATCGACTACGGAGGTTTGATTGAGGACATTGCCAATTCCTCAAAGGAGGAAAAGGTGGCCTCAATAGGTAGAGTTCTTAAAGCATTGAAGCGGATAGCCGTGGAGTTGAACTGCGTTGTCGTTGTACCTTGGCAGTTAAACCGTAATTCTAGCCACGAGAACCGGGAGCCAAGACTATACGATTTGCGCGATTCTGGTGATGCGGAACAGGATTCAGACAAGGTAATCTTCATTCACCGCCCTGCCGAGAATCCACTCACAAAACAGCCGCAGGACAACACCTCACCTAAGAACGTAACCCCGCTATTTTACTGCGATCTTATTCAAGCCAAAGGAAGAGATGACGGTGCAGGACGGGTAGGAATAAACTTCGTTCGTGCCATAGCCTCATTTGAGCCTATTACTGCACCCCCTACTCAAAAGCAGGCATGGCAAGGAAGGTTTTAATCTTCCTTCTTCACTTTTTGAAATGCATCAGGGATAAAGTCTCCATTCTTATCCCACTCTGCACGCTTGTACCCCAGCACAAGCAAACAGACAAGTAGCACAGGAATAATGGAAATCCACCAAGGTATTTCTGAGAATTTCCATGCTAGGAACAGAATTGGTGATGCCGCAAACAGGCCCATAGGCAACGATGGCCATGCAGGAACTAATGCTTTCACCACAATTCCTGCTAACAAGCACCCGATAGATGCAAAAAGCAGTATCCTTCGGTCTGCATTGGCTAGCTTTTGAAGCTCAACGGTCTGGTCTGGTTTTCGGGAAGGTGAAACAGTAGCTTCTTTAACTGTTGTCTGAGTTGATAGGAGGCTGTCCTTTGGCCAATAGATCGAATTTAAGGCACTTTGACTTGCCGTAGTAAGGTCAGGCATAGGGAAAGCAGTTATCGTGGTTCCTGCGGGTATTGGTAGCGTAGTGCTTGTTACCGTCTCTTTGATGCTTGAAGGGCTTTCTGCATCTTTAGGAGCAACGACTTGATCCGCTCCCATACGAATCTTCCCTTTTGCCGGAAAGGAACACCCTGTCGTAAGGCATAACGCAATGAGCGAAGCTAGAACGACAAGCATAGTTACAAGAAAACCTGATCTAAAAGAAATGACTTGCATGAAGGAACTCATGGAGTATTTTGTTAGAAAGCTAAAGCAGTTTTGCGCAAAACCCCCTTGGGCGTTCTAGCTCAACCCGCGTATCGGTGGTCAATGGCCCGAATACCCAATGGGAAATGCTTAGTTGCGGAAGGTGATCGTGAAAGACTTTGGCTTGTTTGCAGTTTTGTTCAGATATGCCTCCACAAGCGCAACCACTTCTTCGTCTTCAATGGCAATACGCCGCGCCTTTTTCGGGTCTCTAATAACCGTAAGTTCGCCATAAGCATAACTGTCCAAAGTCCCCGTCGCCTCAATCTCAACAACCCGAGAGTCTGAAAGAAGCCTTAACGCTCCAGTTCCGTCGCATCTTAAGACACACCGGCCCTCAAGCTTTACGATTCTCTTGGATGGTTTTGCCCGTGGATTACTGCCCCCACCGCCTCCTCCCGGAATTGGCGGGATAGGCGGAACAAGTACTAACGGGCCATAGTAATTAACCTCCCTTGAAGGGGGTTGGTAGTTCAGCGGGAAATGCTGCGAGAACCAGTATGTTGTACGGTAAACCATTTCCGTTCATAATTTACTGGCTGGGATCAAGGCTCACTACTGTACGTTCACCGTTCGCATTTACGTCAGCAAGCACCCTTGTCTTGTCGTCCAATGTATTTCTAAAAGAAATCGTAGATGCCGCCAGACTTCCAGATACCAATGTCTTTCCTGCGGAAACTGCCAACATCAGTCGAATCGCATCTCCAAGGGTTAGCGTTCCTTCAACCAACTCATCCAATACATTACCGGTGGTAACGGGACAGTTGATGTTGGCCCCGCAAGCACCTTCGATCAGGACAACAACGCCTACCAGGGGCGCTCCTGCTTCGGAGCTTGCTAGCACCGTTGAGCCTAGAACATTGCTGCCACCAATCATGGGAAGAGATCGAGTAACCGCATAATATGCGGACCTCGTGAGGCCCACCCACAGGCGTCAATGCACGCTTTAGCAGTCTGGTAGTCCTGATCTTCAAAAAGAATGTCTTCTTCGCCATTTATGCCTTTTAAGGCGTCGTCAACGCGGGAGCGCGATTTTATTACCCCGCGAGTAAACCCTCCTTGTGGCATTTGATCTAATGCGGCAACGATTAGGTCTTTTACGTAAACTGATTTCCCGTTTTCAATTTCTACCAGTAGCTCGTTTTTCACTGTTTTCATAAAATTCCTTTGGTCTTCGAAAAAGTTATGCCAGTGTAATACTGGCTGATCTTACCGTACCATCAGTCCCTTTTACCTTAAAGGTAAGTGAAGTATTTGAGGTAAGTTGAAACATTAAATCGCTATTGTTTGCGGGCGTTACCGATGACGTAAGCCCGATGTATGTCCCTGATGCTAAAGCTGCGGTCCACCGGTTGGAAGCGACTCCGAGTGCTGAGGCATTGACCAGTGGTACAAATCCGAGAGAATTTGCCCCCATTATGACATAAGCAGAAGGGCCTGAATCAAAAATCATGCCACCGTCGTTGGTAGAAAGCAGGCCGTTTGTGCCGTCGTGCGAAAACCCATAATATTTGGTTAGGTCAGAAGCGTACGCGCGAACATTTGTACCCCACCCAGCGATTTCCTCTCGGCTCAGAACTCCAAATTTACGGGCTCCGCCCAGAAGCTCGTAGCAATAAAAGCCAACATTGACTCCTTCGTTGAGTGCTGTCGTGCCGTTGGTCGTTATATTGCCACGCGAGACAGAAAATGCCGCCATCGTGCCTGAGAATGTTGAACCTGTAAACAGAGCATCACCCACGACGGCAGTGTATGCCGAACACGCGGTGCCAAACCCCTGAACTTTACCCTCTACGCCGATGAGCGGTGTCTTTGATCCTGCCACGTCTTGCGCATTACCGAGCAAAGCCGCTCCGTGTCGTCCTGCGTCAGGAGTTGCGGTGCCGTTGTTAGTCAGGTCGATCCGGATACCAAAAGGATAATCTGCGGCAAGCGCGGAGCCGGTGATCGTGAAGGCGAAGGCGTTTGAAATTCCTGCTCCAAATCCTGTTTTTGAAAAAGCCCCTCCCCCCGTTACAATAGGTGCCGTAATAGTTGGCGATTCTGAAAACACTAAAGACCCCGATCCTGTTTCATCAGTAACCGCCGTGGCAAGATTGGCAGAAGAAGGCGTTGCCAAAAATGCAGCCACTCCAGTTCCCAGCCCAGCAATGCCGCTGCTAACAGGTAGTCCTGTGGCATTGGTCAGCGTTCCGCTAGAAGGCGTTCCCAACGCGCCCCCATTTACAACCGGAGCACCCGCGCTTCCTACGTTGACCGCAAGGGCAGTTGCAACTCCTGTTCCCAATCCTGTAATACCAGTGCTTACAGGAAGGCCCGTAGCGTTCGTTAAAACTAGTGCTGTTGGCGTGCCTAGTGCTGGCGTAACAAGGGTTGGAGATGTGGCTTTAACGTAGCTTCCTGAGCCGGTAACGGCAACTCCTTGAATCGTTGTGGCATCTGTCCATTCAGCTGCTTGCCCTGCGGTTGGAGTCCCTGAATTATTGACGTTTCCGCCTCCGGCTGGAGCCGCCCAAGCACCATCTGCCCTTAAGAAGTTAGTTGTGCCACCGCCAAGTTTTGGAAGAAGGCCATGGCGACTGGTTGTGGCGTTAAGCGTGGTCGTGTCCGAAGGGACACCTAAAGTATCCAATGGGATTTCATCACTGCCTCCATCTTCATGAGTTGACGCGTGAGCTGGAACATCCGCTGCCACAAGTGCCCTAAACGAAGGTGCAGCCGATCCGCCGCTTCCCGGACCAGCGTAAACTTGGTTTGGGGATTGATTGGCAAATATTGCTGCAATGGCCGCCATTGTCAGATCGGTAACACCGCCAAGGATCGAATAGGTTTTGCCTGACGTGTTTAGGTTTACCGCAGTAGTCCCTTCCTGCCCTCTGGTAATTGTGAAGGTGTCCGTTGAGATGTTTGTCACCCTGACAATCTCAGCCTGCCCTGCCCAAAAAGCTTCATAGGCTGAGGTGTAATCGGTCGACTGCCAGATGGTGGCATTAAACGAAGGCGTGGCAAATCGAGCACCTTGTCCTGATTGCACAGTTAAAGACGTAGCACTGCTGTTAATGCCTGCCGTCAATGTTGAAACTGCAAAGTTTTTGAAATCGTCGAGGGCCATTAGTAGAGGGTAAATCTAAGTTTCCCGGCTTCAAACCGGACGGTGTCGTTTACGTTTACAGTTTTAGGTTCTATCAAAGCGCATCCCCAAAGAAAGTTTCCTCCGCTGGAAGCATCCCATGTTCCGTAATACTGAACGACACACGCGGGCATGTTCGAAAAATTTATGTCGGCAATGTTCTGTTTATTGCCAGACGACGCGGGTCCAAGGTTTTCAGCCTGCCTTCCATATCCGTTACCAGAAACTTCGTTGGCGCCGTTTAACCCTGGATCATCTGTATGCAGAGAAATCCAGCACCCATCGAGGGTGTCTAGCATGGTGTTTCGTTGTAGTGCGCTACAGCCCATTGGTTATTCCTCTTCTTCCACTCCGGTTATCTTGCCATCGTTATCGCGGTTTATTTTCAGCTTACGCTTGGTCTGCGATCCACTCATGGAAATCTCAAGTTTAATAGGTTCGGGCGCCTTGGTTTGAGACTGAGTGGCACTGGCTTGCTGTGAAGGTTGCGTAGGCGCTTGCGATGCCTGTTGGTTCTTCTGGGCCAGAATTGCCAAGACCTGCTCATAGACCGGCTTGCTCATCGCATCGCCGGGAAGGCTTTGAAGGAATTTAACCTGTTGTTCCCGTGTCTTTCCAAAAAGCTGATCTGCAATAAACTCAGCCCTATTTGCGTTTTCAACTTTAAGGTTCAGCACGGGTTGCATAGCTACCACCGGAGTACGGTTATCTTGGCGTTTAATGCCATCAACCACGTCTTTTATGCCTAGCTCGGATAGGCCGTAAGCTTGTGACCGCTTGGTCACAATGGCCAATTTGTCCTGCGGTTTTACCGCAGTGTTGCGCATGGTAGCCATGTTTTCAGCACGGAGCTTCTTGCGCTCAATCTCCTCAAACGCTTGTTGCTGCAAAGATTTGTCCAAAGCGTCCGTTGACTCAGTAGAAATCTGAGGTGCATCGTTTGGCACGAACTTGATGAATGACGCCAGAATCGGCATGGTAGCAGCACCACGCTGTTTCTTTTTCTGATCCTCGGTCTTTTGCATTTCGCCGACAGCGTCCGCTGCCTGTAAAGCCGCAGCGGCAAGGCCACCACCGTAACCACGCACAAGGTACAGGATCGACTCAGGGCTTACGTCGTAGCCTGTCATCTCTTTCAAAGTCTTGGCTGCTTGAACAGCCCCTACACCGGAAGCCGTGGTAAGGGTCCGGTCCTTGACTTTCTCAATGTCTAAGCCGGTGGTTGAAAACCGAGGGTAAACCGTGCCACCGGTAAACGAGACGTTGCGGCCTACATCCATTGCCGGATCGGCCAACGTAGGTGTCAATGCTTGCGTGATGTCACCTGCCCCAAGCGGGTTCATGGAATCGGCAAATACGTCAGCCATGCGCTTTGCGGCGGCATCGGGGCTGTAGCTCATTCCTGAGCCAATGTCGCTGATGGTATCCATCACTCCTTTGATAGGGCGTACAGACTGAGCAACCGGAATGTTGTAGTAGTACACTCCGCCATCTTTACCTTCTTCTTTTCCGATGGCTACGGGAATCCCAATTCTTCGATAAAAGTCTGTTTGTTTTTTAAGCTTCCAATCCGGGTCCATGCTGGAGTTCCAAGCGTCCAAAGCCAAAGCAGCTCCAGCAAAACCTCCGGAAATCTCAATGATGGTTTGTGGGCTACGAATCACGTTTTTAGCCGCAATGCCTGTGCTTTGGATGGCAGGTCCAATAAACCCATACAAAGTGCCGAGAGATTTGATCGTGGAGCTTTTAAGGTTAAAGTCTATAGACGCTTTTCGAGCCAGCATTGCCGCCTCTTTACGAGAGGCTCCCAACTTCTTTGCCCGGTCGTAAACACGCAGGTAATTTGAATCGTTGGTAACGTCGTTCAAATAATCAAAAACGCCGACAAAGGCACGTCCTGCATCTCCAAGCCTAGACCTATCCATAGAAACGCTTTTAAGCGCCTTCTCGGAGGCTTTGCGGGTGGCATTGGCGTAGCCGCCACTAAACGCTCCGTCTAACTCCGCCTCAGTGTACATTTTGCCAAGCGGGGTATCTTCCCCTAGCTTTGCATCATGCACTGCCTTCATGTAGCGAAATGGGTTTTGAAGGATGCTTGTCTTGGCCGCTTCCCGCAGATCATCTGATGCCGCAAGGTTAAAAAATACTTCCTGACGGTCACGGATTGGATTGTTCGCCAAAAAGAATGACGGCGAGAACCGAGTGTAGATTTGAGTAAGCAGGTTTGTTCCTGCGCCTACAGCCCGCATAATCGGGTCTTTCAACCCAGTACCCATGTTCCTAAGGCTGTTCGCAAGGAGCTGGTCATCGAACTCCACCCAGTCAGTCTTGTTAACTCCGCTCTCGTTATATCGTACTGCAATCGCGTTTTCTGGCAATTCACCAGCCGTCGCACGTTTTACCGTAACTCCAGCGTTCGGGTACTTCTTATAAAAGTTACGAACGGTTTGGGCAACGACATTTCGCTCTCCACGAATAATGGCGTCTTTGAGATTGGTCAAAGAAGACGTAAGCGGATCGGACACTTCCAACTCAGAGCCCTTTCCTGCTTTAAGACCAGAACTGCGTGAGCTAAAGCGAGGTGTTCCATAAACAGCACCTAATGAGTCTTCTGTTTCAGGGATTTCTCGATTCAGTGGAATGTGCTCAGGGAACTCCTTGCGCAACGCCGCTGCTCGGTCTGGCCCGACTAGGCCGGTATCAACACGGACTTTAAGCGCAAGGTCACTTATTTCCCTTACCTGCTTTCTCAGGTCTTCAAACACAGGCTCAATGCCACGATCCTTGATGTTTTGGATAATGTTGTCTGCTTCGTCATCGCTCATGCCAGCCGCAGGACCACGATCAAAGTCAGCATGAACTCGGTTGTAGTCCTTGGCCGTCTTTGCGACCATGTAGTTCTTAAGCTGATTGATATACTGCTCTCGTGGTATGCCAGAAGCCTTTGCCAAGGTAGTCAGGGATACGTCGATGTTCTTTTGAATAGCTTGCCCTGCTTGCTCGGCCATAATCCTAACCTTGGCATCAACAACACCCGGATACAAAGAAGCAGCAAGATAGGCATTTGCGTTTTCTTCAACCTCTCCAGCCGTACGCGCAACTTTACCAACGTCACGTTTAAGACGTGCCCAAGGATTGTTTCCAAGCGTTTCCCGGAACCGAACTAGAGGCTCTAAGTCCCTAGTTTTTAAAAACCATTCTGGAAGGCCCTCTGTTCCTTTTGCTGTTTCCTTGGCAAAGGCTGCTAAATTTCGTCCGGGTATGGCAAGGCGTGCTCCAACGGATGCGGCACCGCCAAACATAACTCCGTACTTGGCGGCATTGGCAATGCGCTCTTGTGGCGTATCCCCTTCGCTAAAGCCGTAAAGACTTCCTCCGACAAAGCCGCTAAGAGGAGCGCCTACATTTCTTGCAAATTGCAAGTCAACAGCTCCCCGGCTAACGCTGTTTGCGTATTGGTCGCCAAGGGTCTGTCCTTGCGTTAGCGGCCCTTCGCCACCGGCATCGTCTTGACGGTTTTGAGCCATTTCTGACTTCCCGCCATTGAACGTTTCAGTGCTTCCGGTTTCTTGCACGGAGGATGTCCCGATGCTTTCATTGATTTGTTTTTCATTGGATGGTATTAGTTCTGAGTATTGGTAACGGCCTTCATCAAGATTTTGAGGAAGGTTAAAGTCATAGCCTGCCGCCCTAGCGTCTTCGACTGACCCTGAGAAACCGGGACGTGAATTGCTTGTGCTTGGTATATCCACTTGCACCGCAGTCCTGCCACCCATTTTCATGACGGTAATCTGAGCGTCAGGAGGAGGAACTGATTGCGGGAGAATAGAAACTTCGCGGATACCCTGCGCCCACTCTTCTCCGGTTGGAATTGCGGTGATGATTTCTTCACCCTCTTTAAGCATGCCGTGTGACCACCCGGCATCTGTCTTTCGTCCCACGCTAGCCATAAACCCGTCAGGAAGCTCGTAATAGCCGTTCATGACAGCAGGGTACACCTTACCATCAACTCCTTGAATTTCTACGGGAATTTGGCCTCTAGGCGTACTTGCAAAGACATCGGGGTACTTTGCCACAACCGCAGAAGGGGCTTTGCTTAAAGCAGCATCCATTTCAGCCGCTACGATTCTTGCCTCAACTTTAGCCAAGGTCTGCGCTAACGTAGGGGAATCTGTTTTTGCTGCCTCGTTACGGATATAGGCTTTAATCTCGGCTGGAGATTTACGCGATAGGGCTTTGATCGTTCCTGCGGCTACGCCTGCCCCGGCTAGGAATCCTAGGGCAGTATTTTGAACCCGCTCCTCAATCGTGTCGCCTTGAGTCGATCCGGCAACAGCTCCAACGCCTCCACTGCCAAGGGTTGAAACAACCGCCATACGCGCTCCGCCAAACTCATCGTACATACGTTGCGCTTGTGGAGATAGCTGCGCTTTGATTGCCGTGGCCTTTTGCGCATCAAGCTCCCGAATCTGCCTAGCTGCCTGCTCTTGCAGATCAATTAGCGGCATTTCTTCACCCGGCTTTGAAAGCTGGTTGTTGCGAATAACGCCTTCCAAATTGCGGCCTGCCGCCTCATCAGCTTCCGCCATGACCTGTTTTGTCGTAGCCACACGCGCCGCTTCTTTTGCCTCTTGGTCAAGTTGCTGAGACAAAGCCTGCGCTTGCTGAGGAGAACGAGGTGTTTCTAGTGCGCTTTGCAGTTTTCTTAGCTCTACCTTTTCAGCCTCTGGCATCTTCGTATTGGCCAGCATCTCAGAAATAGATGAGGTCATTTGCATGGGGGTTTGCCCCATCAGACGTGCTTTTACCGCAGAGCTAAGATTAGCAATGCCGGTCTTAATCTCTCCGATTCCTTGAAATCCAGCACCGGCAACAGCACCAAAACCAATAGCATCATTGAGTTCAGTCAGCGAATATGGTTTATCCGTAAACAGTGCCTGATTGATGATATTCTGACCCCCTGAAAGCACGGCTCCTTCCGTAGCCCTAGTACCAAGGCGCATAGCCAGTCCTGCACCGGGAGCCATCTTTACTGGATTAATGGCTGCAAAGGTGACATTCAGCAGTCCCTGACCTACGTTGTAACGTTCCCTCTGGCCTAACTGCATTTCGAGATTCTGCGCCAACGGCTCGACGGCAAGAGCACCGCCTGCTGAACCCGCAGAAATGCCCGCTAATGGGCCTACAGGACCGGTTCCAAGCACGCTAGGAGATGAAGCCGCACCGCCCATAAGACCACCAGCTACTGTTCCACCAACTCGTACAGCAGTAGGCGCTAGCTGCTTAAGATATTCCTTGGTCTGTTCCCAGCCGGAAGGGGCATCAACAACCGTAAGATTCTCCTCATCTACTTCATCTGTTTTAAGGATGTCATTGATATTTCCATATCGCGACCGCATCAAAATTCGGAATGGCTTTACTTTTGCCGGGTCATCTTTGATTGACTCGTAAAATGCATTTAGACGCTTACGCCCTTCCGTATTATCTGGGCTTACCTCAGCAAGAATCTGTTCTGTTTCCGCATCGGCTACAGGTACAGTAGCCTCTCGCTCCTTTAAGAATGGATATGCGTTAGTACCTTCTTCTTTTACAAACGTGTAGCCTTTGGTCGTGAAAGCATTTGGAAACTGCGTCTTAATTGACGTGCTCCAATCGTCATAAATCTTCTGCCTACCCGCCAAATCGGTAGTCCGCATCGCTTCCTCTATCTGCGGATATTCCTTTAGCGTCAGAGCAAACAACTCAGGTCGGGAGTTTGCTTTTTCTAATGGCGTTTTGTTCTGCCACTCAGGGGCGTCTAGAATGTCTGCAACAGCGCCCATAGATTACCGAAAGTTAATGCCTTCAAATACGTTTACAGTTGTTGGTGTCACCTGAGGCTGTGTTGTCTGCGTATTTGGAGTGCTTGGTGCAGGGTTTGTGGCGTTTTGAGTCCCAAGGAACTCGGCAAGCTGCTGCAAGTAATTAGCTCCTCCAGAACCACCTTTGGAAAGTGATTCCGCACGCTGATCTAGCATAGCTGCTCCTTGCGGGTCAGTAGCACGTATTTCATTTGCTTGCCTACGAAGGTCTAAAATTGAGTCGCCGGGCCTACGTACAGCCGCACTACGCTTGGCAATAACGCCGTCCAAAATAGCCGCAGTTTCCGTATCTCCAACATCCAAAGCTTCATCCCGTGATTGTATCAGCCCTTGCACAGAAGATGATGCCGCAGGCCGTTTTTGACGTTCTTTCTCCAAATCAATACGCCCTTGGTTTTGTACCCCTAGCTTTTCCAGCTCTTGAGCATACTGAATCTTTGAAAGTTCTGTCCTAGCCTTTATTTCAGTATCTGTAATGGCAGACTTAAACGCCATTGCCCTGCTTTGGTTTAGTTGATCTACAAACGGCTTACCTTCGTCAAGTTGAGACATCCACGTGTACTTAGGCTGAATTCTAGCCAGCGCCTTTTCCTGCTCCTCAAACGTAGGAAGCTGCATAGCAGCCTGATACTCAGCATTAGCAATAGGCGCTTCTTGAGCCAATCGCTTTTTAAGCATTTCTTGCTGAGTAATAGTGGAAATAGTCGCCCGAGCGGATGCTAACGTTGCTTCCTGCTTTGCAAGAAATACAGGTTCTACAGCTCTCCGAATTTCTTCATCTCGCGCACGATCCTGCGTTTCCCACTGGATGCGCTGACGGCGCTGCATGAAACTTTGGCCAAAATCGGCACCACGATAAAACTGCCCTGCTGGGTCAGTTTGTGCAGGCATGAATTGCGCTTCGGCCATAGGTTTTAAGAGTAAAGTCCACTGCCACCGCCGTATCCAGAGCTAAACGGCATTGACGCCCCAGTTCCACCATACCCTCCGCTTACAGCAGACGGGGCATTACTGAATCCTGAATATGGTGCTGTACCTGAGTATCCTCCGCCACCGCCAGCAGCAGCTCCAGCCCCTGCGCCATACATTCCTCCAAATACGCCAGCACCTGCTGCTAATCCCTCCCACGGAGCAGCAGCTTTCTGATTCGCAGCAGCTTGCTGTGCATTCATGTATGCTTGCTGTGCAGACCTGTTATCCGATGCCGCTTGAATGGCGTTCTGCGGAGTAACATACATGGACAATGGACTAAGCGGGTTTACTTTCGCTAATCCTGCAAGCGTCCCTAAAATTGACTGACTGCTAGCAATTTGCTGCTGTCCGTATTGCAGACTGTTAACTCCAAAGTCTCGCAATAGTGAAAAATCACCGGCTTGTCCACGTACTCCCGTGTTAATACCTCGCTCGGCTGCTATGCGCGAAAGATTATCCTCAAACTCTTGAGGTAAGGCATAGGGATTTGCACTAGCTTGCTGGGCTTGCCTACTTAAGTTCTGGGCTATTTGGTCATACCCCGGAATGGCTCGATTCAACAGACTAAGGTTTTGATCCTGCGTAAAAGTATTTGCACGCCGCAACAATGCCTCAATCTCAGGGGTATTTTGGTTGTTTGCTCGAATGGCTTCAGAAGCTGCACCCCCAACGTCAACAGCAGCAGCTTGCCCCGGAGCCTTTGCTCCTTTGCTTTTTGCCATGTAGGTGCTTCCTCCTACAACAACCGCTGCTCCAACGGCAATCCAACTCATACGCCACCCCCTTCATTAAGTTTCTTTTTCATGGGAATATCGTGTGGGTAGATTAGTTGTTCCTCTATCTTTTTAAGGTCGGTTTCTTCGGTTGGGTGAAATGTTATCCATCTGCAATCTTGCTCAATGTAAAGAATCCTTCGTGTCCCCGGTTTGGTAATGCCAACGTAAGGGGCTTGCAACGTAACAACGCCTGCTTGTTCAGTCCACACGTGGGCAATGCCTTCTGTTATGACGTACTGATGCTCCGTCATGTGAATCTTAGACGTAAGCAGCGTTCCTTTTGGCATCAGGATTTCGCGGGAATACATTCCCGGCGTAAACCTATGCGTAACTTGGCACTGATGTGGGCTTTGTTCAGCCAAAGATGCAATCATGGCTTCAACCTCATTTACCCGGCCATTTTCCTTGGCCTGAACAGCAGCTTTAACCGGACATAATGTGGCTATTTTACCCATATTAGACCGGTGAGTAAATGAATCCAATTAACCAGAAAGAAGAGTTCATGTTTGCTGGCCCACCTTGGTTAACGGCATGTCCATAGATAATAGTCTGCCCTCCAGACATTGGAATGTAGCCAGTAGTTGTGTTCTGGGCTGCTGTGCTACTGTCGTCGCGCGCCCCTTCTGCGGTTACAGTTACGACATCCGTAGCGGCAGTGCTAACCAGATTGCTACCCCACATTTTACCAGTGTAAGAAAAATACTGAGCGCCACCAAAGCCAACAGGTCCAAACCGAACGTCTATTCGCACGATAGCTGCAATAATGCTGCTAGCTGCTAGGCTAGCACTACTAATGTAAGACGATATATCTAGCGGATTCCACCCAGCCCAGTCACCTCCTTGGGTTGCTAAACTTTGCGCCGAACTAAAGAAATAGAACTTATCTCCAACAAGGTCTTCACTGGCTGCTGGGAACCCCCATTCCCAAGCATTAAGACTTTCAACGTATGTGGAAATACCTGTTCCTACTACGTGCCACAGCGTTCCGTCTTGAGGATTCGGCAACGCATCTCGCTCAACTTGAGTTCCAACAAACGCTTTAGCTGGGAGGATTTCCCACGCAGCCCCCGTCCAAACATACCATCCAAGAAACAACCCGCCGCCATCTGTCCTAAGCCATGCTTTGTCTCGATCCGCAGGGTCGGGAGTTACTGATCCGTAATTTACTCCGTTAAAATTCTCTAGCCCGATGATTTCTTCATACTCGCTAATGAGTTGAAGCAGCCCCTGAACGGTGCCCGGAAACTCAGTGCCGGAGGGCACAAGCAATGGGTTAAGTTGAGCGTTTAGCGGCATAAGTTGTCAGTTAGTTGATGCTTGGATATAAATCAAGTGAGGATTGTCATGGATGCCGAAAACTTGCAAACACAGGCGCATTGTACCTTTTAAGGCCGCAATGAAAATCTAGCCTGTCTTGAACATCTAGCTCTAGTTTGAGGAAAATAGCCCGTAGAACGATCTCTTCGTTGTAGTCGTCTCTTGTCGTTGGGTAGTCCACGTACTCTGGTTTTACCGCTTCTTTAGCTATTCTAATGGCAGACTTGCGGCTAAACCCTATGACGCCTGCATGCGGCATATATCTTCGGCTTTCATTGCTTGACCGCCATTTCTTTGCACAAAATACGTCGCCGTCAAAAGGAACCTTTGCCTTTGCCAGCACTTCTGTGTCTGGGTCTATTTTTACAATTAAGTCTGTTGATAGTGCTGTTAGGTATCTGGCAATCCATTGCCCTACCGTGTCAGTCTTTTTAAGCCTTGGATCATCTTTGATTATGATTATCTCAGAATCAGGGTAGAAAAACTTAATCCTTAACGGCAGGTGATTTGCCAAAGCCTCATCTTTTTCCGTACAGTTAATAACGAATCCAAGCGTTTTCATTAGTTATACTTGGGTAAACTCAAATGTAGCGGACGAATTGAGATAGTCGTTAATAATAATAGTTTGCACTGTATCTCCATTGAGCCAAATGTAAAAGGCTGGATCGAGAGGAACCCCGCTCCACGAGTCTATTGTAAAAGGGCCTCCGGTGTCTGTTCCACTTACAACATTAAGGTTACAAGCTATCTCAACATCACCAGTAGTATCTGTGGTTGAATTAGTTACAAGTATTTCCCTAGTAGTTCCTGACGCTACACTTATAGGTGGAACTTGGAAATAAGTTGTTATGTCAATTATGTCTCCGGGCGTGTACGAATCAAATTGTGCAACCAAAACACGTGAGCTCGTTCCTGTTCTAAGCCATAGGTAAATAGGTTCTCCAAAAGCCCCAGTTGTATCTAGCAAATACTCCATTAGTTGCGGAGGAGCTTCGCATGCTTGAGGCTCTATTTTGTAAACGATCTCGTTACCAGTTACGTCGTTGTTTCGGCACGCCGCAAAGCTGTTATCTCTGTCAGCAAATTGAGTTTGATTGATTGGCTGTGCATAGACGTTTATGCCATGTACCTTAGCTTTTCCAATAACCACCGTTCTAATTTGGAACTGGAATCCTATCTTTTGCGCTTTGTCGGTAAGCAAATTGCGCTCATCTGTGATTGAAAACGTCTTAATCTGTGGTCTTTCTTGCCCGAGCAGGTTTTTCCATACGTGAGGCGTTGTTCCTTCGGGGTCGGTTACGTTCGCGCATACCTCAATCCTATCCCAAAATATCCATCTTTGGGAATTATCCGGCCTGAAATAAACTGCTACAGTGCATCCTCCTTCTATGTCTGAAAGGAAAACATCGCACCTTTGCAGTTCTTTAGGCTCTGTTGCGTTACCCCATGCCCTTACCGGATACTCGGCAATCATGGGCACTGCGGATTCTGTTAACACAGCTGTACCCGCACACGTGTAAAAAGTGTCTGTTTCTTGCCCTTCAACAAATTCCCACAAACGGTTTTGACCGTCATAGTCAGTAGATATGACAAACCCACGTTTTTGCCTGTTAAATTTTCCGGTCAGCAATAGATCAAAAAGAAGGCCGTCCCATTCACCGTCATAGGAAGGAAATGACTTTCCCCTCATGCTTGAAATAGGAGAAAAATCTAACGCAATTAAGTCACGGAAAGATGTTTGCCCGTACTTGTTGATGAACGGGGACGCCGTCATTATAAGACGGTTTCCAAAGTAAATGGCAGAACAGTTTGGAAGCCTGCTAACAGACTCGTATTCTGTGATGCGCGATACCTCTTGTGAAAGCGGCGTTAGACCCGGACCTCCAGTTTCGTCAGCAATGGCCGTTCTGATTGATCTAATGCCCCCATCTCCGTCTCTCCAGTACAAGTCTTGGTTTACCTCGCAAATCCCGTATTGGCCAATAGAACCGGTACTAAGAAGTAACGGTTGGATAAACCCCGGCATCGTAGCCCACAGGTCACGGTAAGCAATGTCTGCCCTTACCATGTCAGTTCGTTCAAGCCCAAATACCGCTAGTGATCCGTACCCAGCAGCTCCGCTGGATGGTAGAAACCGCAGTCCAGTAATTTCCGTTGGAAAATAGAATGCTCCTCCGCCTTGGAAATACTGCGTTTCCGTAAACTTAAGTTCGGACTGGAATATCTTGGTTTTGATGTCTCCGGCAACCACCTCGTTTGTGTTGATTGCCACCCATAGGCGACCATTCCCGTACCCCATCATCCGGCCTAATGGAACCTCGCTCTTGAGCGGGTCAGCCCTACGGGCTGTAGAACCGTCATAGATTATTGCGTTTGATTGCCCATCTTGGATTACCAATGACCCATCAGTTTCAACCATCCATGCTGTTGTAAGCACTGGAGAGTTGATAAAGGTAAGCGGGATTTCCTCATAGGAAAAATCTGAATCTCTAACCCCTACGCGAATCCGGTAAATTCTTCCACCAATCTGAACAACAAGCATTCCGTTCTGAATCGAAAAATATGAGCCTCCTTGAACTAGACCTTCTGGCAAAATAAGGCGCTCACGCATAAATGGACGGGTATGCTGCTTGCCGCCACGTATGCGCCCATTGCGCATCCATGCCAGTTGGTTCTGCGGGATAAGCTCAGGGTCTAGCGCACTTGAAACGCCTGCCTCACACGTGCTGAATTGCTCAACTAGCCATCCGGGTTGCATAGGTTATTTGAGGACTCTGAATTTCCAAAGTCCAGAATCTACGGTTTGAATTGTTGTTCCGAAGTTTGAGAGCGTAACCCGACCCCTATTAGGTGCAACTATTTGCGATTGGATAAGAACGGAGGTTCCTATGAAATTAGGTACTCCGTAAATAATCTGATCTCCAAATGAAGCCCCATTTATTGTGAATTCCTCCGAAACTTGTTCGCCTCCCGGAATTGGGTCTGGATTCCAATTAAAAGACGTAGAGATAAACGTAGGAATTGAGCTTGGTAGCACAAATACTGGCAACGCTACTGGAACAAAACGGGTACCGTTCCACAGAGGAACTTTGTTAGCTTGAACTGATGACCATGTGATTTGAGACAAATCAGTCGGCTGTCCTATGCCAGCAGGTTTGCCCGTTATTCCATTCCAAGGAACCGAAGCTGCCCAGTCTGCTACAGGTACGCGGTTCATCAGGCTTACCTTACATACGGCATAGTGCCAAACGTTGAACCACCCATAACGGTAATTGGGGGAGTGGTTGTCTTTCCTCGATAGCTTGCGGCTTCCTTTTGCATGATGTCGATGGCGTTAATCTTATACGCCGCATACCCTTGAGGATCGCTTTGTTCACGCTTGATAAGCGCCATCATCATAGCGATCAGTGCAGGAAGGTTAGAAATTATCAGAAAGTCATTGTCGTTAAGGACTGGAATAAACCGTTTCCGACCTCGAACCAAAACCCTAAGCTCGCCGTTGTTTTGAACAGCATTATTCCCGGTAGTTTCGCTTCCGCAACATGACCAACAAGCAGACACTCCAATAAGGCACTCTTTGAGAGAAGGAAGAAAATAGGCGTGATAGCTAGGAGCTGTTTCGTTCGGGGTGTATGTCGCCAAAAGAACATCATCGGCAATCGTTCCATTCGATGCCCATAACTTGATGTACCCATTCGTAAGAGGCTTAATAACTCCTGTTATGCCTGTAAATACTGCGGTTCCGTAAGTGATGTAAGGCGTAACCGGGTCTAACTCAAACTGCTCTCCCCACGCATACGAGGTACCATGCATTGTTCTGACCTGACGGCCATTAGGCGCATTACCTTGAACAATCATCTTAGCCGGAATAATCGCGGTGCCTGAAACTGTTCCTTCTTCTACTTCTGCCTCAATAAATAAGTTCCACGGGCCATTAGCCTCGTTTGGGAAAATAGTTTGAATTGGTATTTCACCCCTGTCCAAGACGTTATCGACCCACTTGCAGGTATTGTCGTTTTGTGGCCCCGGACCGTATTCAACAAACTCAAACCAAGGCGACCGCATCGAGTACGGTCTGTCGTTAATTGCCACACCCATGATCCTGTCCAAAAAATACGGCAAAATGATGTGATGGTTTTGAGTCACGAAGTAATACCTATCAACAACCCCCGGCCAGTCTCCCTCATTCATCAGCTCTTCTGTAGCCTGATTTAAAAGCATACGGGTACGGTCATCCGTCATAGGATAACCAGTAGTCCCGGCTATCCGGGCCAACTGCTCTTTAACTTGGGAGAATGTCCGTTGGATCATGGCTTGTTTTTCCCTGAATCTTTGTTGTTTAGGTATCCTCTAATCCACTCTGTATCTCGGCTTACTTTTACAACCTCTGCAATGAGCTGATTGGTTGTTTGTTCGTTTCGCTCTACGCGGACAATCAAATTTGTAAGCCGTTCTTTTTGTTCTTCTGCTTTGCTTGAATATGCTCCCCACGTAATTCCGACCGTACCAATGAAGAGACAAGCAACGATAAAGTCTTTGATGTTTACTCGTTGCCGTGTGATTTCAAAAGGCGATGTACTGTCTGAGCTATAGCGGGATTTACCCTGTTTTTCTGTGTGTGATTCCATGAATTGAAGCTGTGGAAATAAGAAAAGCCACCCCTCAGCGTTAACTTAAGAGGTGGCTTTCGTTGAGGGTTAACTAATCTGCAATTACGGGCCGTCGTAAGCAATCGTCAGACCGGCAAAGCCGTTTTCTGGGAAGATTGGCTTTGCAGCAACCCGAATATCCATGCGATAGAAACCGTTGTTACCGAGCTGATTGTTGCACATATCGCGGTTGTTAATCCACTGAACTTCGCCAGCGTAGTTCTGAGGATTAAACGAAGCACCGGAGAACTGGGTAGGACCACCGGGAGCAACGCGGACTTCATAAATGTCACGAGCCGTAACAGAAAACACTTCGTAAGTAGCGTTACCGCCACGGGAAGGAGTGTAATACGCAGGGTTAACCTGAAACTTACGGCCTTTGGTTGTGTTAACGTTGATGAACGGAGGAATGAGGCGAAGGGAAGCGTCATACCGTGGGATGTACTGGTCAATGTTGGGAACAAAACCGTTGATCGAGGTATTGATACCACGGGCGGTAAAGTTCTCAAACGCATCACCCCAGTTAACCGTTTCGCGGGTCAGGCTGTCAGACTGCCACAGCTTGCGCTTGTAGCCGGGGCCTACGTTAAGGGCATAGGTAGGAGCGCCGCCAGCCATACCAACAGCAAACTGTTCGCCGCCAACACGGGCAAGCTGGTCATACAGCGAATTCAAATGACACCAGTCAAGCTGGGCCGTAGGAAGCGTAAGGCCCACATCCGCATAGTTATAATCCTGATTGGTAACTTGATCCAAACCGCAGTTAGCAAGCGTCGATACCTTGGTATCAATCATGCCAATATTCTGCATCTGGTACCACATCGACCACCAGCGGGTACTGTACTGGGTCAGGCCTTCTTGAAAAATGCCAAGCTGCTGTTCGGCTTCATAGTCAAACTGAAGGTCGGTCAAACAGATCGTGTTGGTACGAAAAGCGGTGGTCTGGAGCTGATAGTTACGCTCCTGATAACCGTTCTGCACAAGAGTAGGATCAGGGGCACAGAAATTGCCAGTACCGCTGTTGACGGTGATAGAGCCAATAGCCGTACCAATAGGGTAATCGGTAGGAAGCTCATACGTGCCAGTAAGCACGCGAGGAATACGGCCTTCGGAGTAATCGTAGGCCATACGTGGGAACATGGACATGTAGGGATTATCCATGTAAAACTTGCTGTAAATTCGGCGGTCAAACTGGTTGATCGTCGAAGCAAAGAGATTATTAACGTCTGTCAGTGAGGGGCAGTAGGATGCCATTGTAGTAAAAAATTAAGGTTAAGTTAAACGTAATCAGAGTGCGTGTTAATGGCTGGGCCATTACCCACTCTCGCTAGGCGTCACCTTGCGTTTAAGACTTGTCGTTCCGGTAGGCCAATGCCGGTTAAGCCTGTGCCCAAATAGTTTGTTCAGTGTTTTGCATTTGGCAAGAAAAAACCCGACTCCTTGTAAAAGAAGCCGGGTTCTCACCAGAATCACTTAGTTTCTATGCCTATGAACACATGAGCATCAGCCAGGGGCTGATTCACGTTAAGATTTACTGGCGACGATAGGTTTGTCTAACCATTTCTTTAAGCGATGAAGGTTTCTCTGTCTGCTGACTGTTTGAACTTGGTGCCGTAGCTGAGTCAACAATCCCGGGACGCTTTGCCTGTAATTGCTTCAATTTGTCGGTCAATTCTGCAATCGTAGCCTTAGCATCTTGGTAATCCTTTACCATTCGTGGGATAGCATGATTAGTGTAAAGGTCGTACTGCGCTGCTTTAAACGCGAGCGCCGCAGACGTCTTTTCATCGGACGGAGAAAATGCGTATCGTTCTGCCTGCGTCTTAATCTGAGATACGGCCTTGTTAAACTCTTCCAGCGACTGCTTTTCCTCGGGATCAAGGCTTTCAGGAATCTCGTATGGCTTAAGCATCCAAGATTTGTTTTCTTTTACAACTTCCTCAAATGCCTGCCGACTCTTGATTTCAGACTGTTGTTTGAGTGCCTGAGCCATTTCACCGTATTTACCAACGGCTTGCTTCGATGCTTCGGTGACTTTTTGAAGGTCTCGCATGGTAGCACGGATTTCTCCGGCATCGTATGAGTTAAGGCGATCCTCAAGCTCACTCATCGCTTTTGCATACTCGCCACGGGGCTTAGAAAGCATTCCATCAATGTCCACGCCTTCAACTCCGTTATCGGCTAGTATTTGGATTACCTGCGCCTTAAGCTGTTCCCGAGGCTCTACAAAGTTCTTACGATACTCAGGGTGTGACTGGTAATCGAGTAGGGCAAGTCGGTCTAATGCTTTACGGTGTTCTTCCTTGAGGCGGTTTACTTCGGATGGGTCAGCCGTTACCTCGCGGTACTTGTTCAATTCCTCAGCAGCTTTCTTCTCTTTTGCCTCAAGGTCTTGAATCTTCTTTGTCAGTTCTTCCTGCCGTTGTTTTGCCGCCGCTTTTGCCGCTTTCCAGTCGTTTTCTTTGGCATTTGCAAACGGGTCTGAATCTGATGCCTCTGCCTCTAAGGCAGGCGTTTCTTTTTCTGATTTAGCAGGTTTATCGGTTTCTTTTTCAAGCTCGTTAGCCGCAGGTAGTTTAGACCATACATCAGTAACGGACTTCTTTAGTTCGTCTTTTCGAGTAACCCGAGGATCAGGTTTCTTTGACTTTTCCTCGTTAGATTCTTTTGCCGCAGGATTTGCTTCTGCTTCAGGTTCTTCTGCCCGCGTATCCCGGTTAAGAATTGTTGGCTTAGTCTCGCTTGGAATTGTAGAAGGACGCGGTTTAAACGCATTCTGAACAATGTCTCCAAGGCTGGGCTCAGAAGCAGGAGGCGTTGAAGCCTTTTGGTCTTTAGAAGAAACGTAAGGAGTTCCGTTCTTAACGGACTTAGGAGAACTTTGCTGGGCTGGCGCATCTGTGGCCATCATTGAGTCTATATTCATGTTCCGGGTTCTTGATATTGTTCAGTTACTACTTGGGTTGGTTTGGAAATTCGTTCCTCTGCCTGCCTAAAAAATGCCGCTTCAAACATTTCCCATCCTTGAAGCTGATGTAGTCGGTTTACCGACATTGCTTGAGCGTGCTCATTCCAGTTCGATACGCCACCCGGAACAACATTGGTTGAAGGTTTATCGCAATAGGCATTCTTGATTAGCTTTACTCCAAGAGGTGAAGTTATGAATTTCCTGAATTCTTCGCGTTCTTTAAGGCTTAAAGCTTCGCGCGGATAAACCGGGAAAAGCCGTGGCGGATCGTAAGGTTTGATCGTTTCTTTCTTAGGTCGTGGCATAGATTACATGGGTGGCTGTTGTGACATTTGCGCCATAGCCGCCTGTTGCTGTTGATTCTGGGCTTCTGCCTGCTGATTTTGCATCCGGGTAAGGATACCCCTTGCAATGCTTTGAATGGCCGTAAAACGCGGCCAAAGGGCCTTGTAGGCGTCTTTCTTGGTCGTGTCTGATTTAAGGTACTCAAAGTGTTTCCCGGTATGCTCAAGAGAGATGACCATTGCAGGAATTGTCTCTTGGTTAATCTGCCCTCCACTTTGCGTGTATTGCAGCACAATCTGGTCAAGAGGCTTAAGGTGCTCGTCAATGTGTTCTGGATGCGCGTCAGACGGATCAACCGGCAAATCCATGCCTTGACCAAAATCACCATTCTCCATCATGGCCTGACGGCGCTGCATCGGATTGCTGTCAACGCCGACAGGAAGAAGGGCGTTACCGGGGCGGGCTGCATCAGCGCCAAACTCGTTACTGATGTAATTTTCCAAGAACCAACGTCCATTTACGCCGGGAGCACCGGAAAGTGCCATAGCTTGCTGAAACTTCATCGCCCGTACCGCAGGGTTAGCAAGACCCGCAGAAGCACCCGTTGTTACGGTCATGAAGGATTCCTCAATGACTTTCTTTGGCACACCACGTTCAATGCATCGCTCTTTGAACCGTTTAGCATCTTCGTGTTGATTACCCTTCTTGCAAAGACGCTTAAGGCATTGACCAAAGATGTTTTCACCTACTTGCGATAGATAAATAGCCATAGATGCCTCCATGACCTCTCCTTGCATTGATGCGAGAATCTTAGCCTGCGTCGCAGTATCGCTCTGGTTAATTTGCTGTTGTTGCTGGCGATAAACAGAATTGTTGCTGGCATTGTTCTGTTCTAGCATTTCCAACACTTGCAAGCCCTGCGAATACTGAGGATACGTCGTAAGCTGGGTTAGCCCATTAGGGAAAAGGTTTACGCCGCCGTACTGCTCGATAGGAGGCGTTTCATCCGGCGTATTAGACGTACGCACAAAGTTAAGGCTCATGGCCATTGAAGCGCCGTCAACCATGCGGCTCTTCATGCGATTAAGCAAGATGCTGTAATGGTAGTTCTTAACCCCAAACCCTTTGATCGAGTGAATCATTGAGCTGCTTCCGGTATCGTAGAACACACAGCCAATGATGTCCTGAAAGTTTTCCGCGTATTCCTCACTGCAAAAGATGAAATCATCATCCGATCCTGTGCTCTGAATCGTGAATGCGTAACAACCAATCTTGCCGTTAAACTGCTTAACAAACAGCCAAACTATGTCGATAGGCTGCATTTCGGAGCTGATAACAATGTCGTTGTTAACAAGCATGTCCTGATACTTTGTAAAATCACGTCCATCCCATGCCACTCCATCTTTGGCATAAATAATTGCCGATTTGATCGCATTGGCATTCCAACCCACGTATTCCGATTCCTTACGTGTCTTTGAGTTGCGAATCTTGGAATACAAATCAGTTGCTGAAGTTCCTTTAACCAAAGCCACGCATTCCCATTCGTCTTGGCTCATCTTAGCATCCATCGGGAAATATACCCGTTGAACGTTAACGGCCTTAAACCGTGGATTGTTTGCATCTTCCCACATGACCATGCCGGGACCAAAGTCCACAAAGTCCTTAGCCATCCGCATGTACTGGACAAAGTAATCCTGATGCCACCGCTTTACCCAACGGTTAAATTCCTCCTCAATTACTCCCTGCCAAAGATTAGTATCGGTAGATGTCTCGTCTATCTGCACCGAAATAAGGCGAGGGGCACTGTTCACACCGCGCCAGTAAGGAAGAAGTGTCCGATCTCGTGCCGCCTGAGCATCGCCAAAGTTAACATTGGTCTGCCAGCCCATGCCTTGTTTGATTAGCTCTTGAGGATTGTACGGCCTTCCTCCCTCAAGCTGGTTGCGGGTATTTGCAAAGGTAGATGACCTAAGCGTATTTTGGTAAAGATACTTGGTGTAAAGCGAACGTGCGTCAGCAACGGATTTAATGCGGCGCTCATCTTCGACCTCCGTAAATTGTTGGTCGATCATAGGAGCAGGAGTGGTAGGCTTTGCCATAAATAGTGGGTGTTGTGCCGCTAGTCGTTGTTTGTTTCCCTAGGCAAGTCAACGCACCCGTTTAGCAACAAACAGGATGTTGTAATCCTCTGGAACTACTTTTGTTAGTTCGTCCTTGATAATTTCATAATGCCCAAAGAAGTTTTTAAAGAATTGCGTAAGTTCCCCAGGATAAGACTCATGTCGATGTTCACAATTAGGCGGTTGCCCTCGGTCTAAAGCTGCTTTCCAAAGCGTTTTGTCAGGGAGCAAGACTACCATGTAGCCTCCTATTTTAAGCACTCGATCCCATTCTTTGATTACCGGAGTCCAATCTAGCACATCCTCGATGTAGTGCGAACTGTAAACAAAATCCAAAGACTTATCTTCAAACGGTAGCTTTTCAGCAAACCCTCTTAGCTGCAATGGCCCTTTGGGCGGATTTCCATTTGAGTAAAATGTAAATTCCTTGTGCGGAAGATCGTATGATACAGCCCACGGAACTACAGCCACACCCTGCGAAGCTATGTCCACGCCTACACCTGCCAAATAAGGCACGGTCGCATACCGGTACCTCTCCGTTTCAGAGCCAAATTTATGGAATTGCTCTGCGGTTGGTTTAGGGAAAGTGATGTAGCTCATACGCTGTACCCCCGTTCACGTAGCCAAGGCTTGATGATTTCTGGATGCCTTCCGTTAAAGTCCCGCAACGGTTCACCATCAAAGTAATCGCGTACGTCGTACCACGGACTTGTTGCGCTTTTTGCAGCAACTAACCTTTGGTCAACAGACCCAAAGAATGCGTTCTGCACTACGTCGGACTTTTGCAAGAACTTACCCGGTTCACGGATCATCCCGTAATGGTAGATATGCAGCTTAGGCATTTCTTCTGCAACCTCGCGAATATTAGGACGCTCTGCTGGGATTGGTTCGTCTGAGGGGAGGTACATGTGCCCCGGCCCCATACGAGCAACCATTTCGCCACAGCACTTATTGAAAGGAACCAAATGCTGTGGGTCTTTCCAAAACGTAAACCGCTTAAACATCAACGCCCCAAGAGGGTTATTTAACCCTTCGCGAATAGGTTCATAGCTTTCAGGTCCGATAACCTCATCTGCATCAAGCTGGATAAACATTTCCCCTTTAGAAATGAACTTCTTTCGCGCATAGTTTAACGCCTTAACCCACCAGTGTGGATCATTATGGGGTTTCTCCCAAGGCTGAGTTTCAACAATAACGGTGTTATATCCTGCAAGTTTACTTTGAAGGTCTTGATATGACCCGTCATCAGATTCCATGTCTGCCACAATTACAGTGTCGCACACAGGAACTAGTGATATTGCTGCCTCAATAGGGCAATAATCTAACGATAAATGGTTTCGTACTACGACTAATCCAACAAGTTTCATTTTGTTTAGAGTTTTACTACCAATGGAAGAAATTTGCCAACAGCACTTAGCACCTGCGCCACTGAAATGCTTCGCATTGCCGCGCCGTCTGACATGACATCTACCTGTCCGGGGCGTAAATGCCTAATGCCGTAATCGGATAGTGTCTTGTCGCCTGTAACTCCTATGGCGTTGTTACTTGGAGTAAGAATCATCTCAGGCTTGGTGACTCCAAAAAGTCCGATTGCTGGTGTTCCTACGGCTTGAGCGCAGTGAAGTGGGAAGCTATCAAGTCCTATAAACAAATCGCACTGTTGGAGAAGAGCGGCTGTCTTGTGGTGGTCTGTAGTTCCCCGTGCATCTCGGTCACATGGCAAAGGCGTTGTTTCATTGTGACCTATCAGAAGGATGTTTGCGTTGTACTCCTTTTTGAGTGCTTTCAAAAGCTCTGTCCACCGCTCAAACGGCCAGTTTTTTCCTACCCAAGTTGTAGGACCTGCATGAATTGCTACCCACTTTGTCTCTTTTGTTGCTGATTGCTTTGGACGCCCAACTGTTTTGGCAACCGGTTCAGCTTTCAAGAAGTCCTGAGCCCACTGAATTTCTTCGGCGTTAGGATAAATCGAGGTTTTGTCATGTCCTTTTGGAACTTCTGCTGTTTCAGCGTATCCATCCAAGATAGGAAGCAGGTTTTTGTTTTCATAGGCCATATCTAGGTTGATATAGCGCATATCAAAAGTCCGCTGTCCTTTTGTGGTTGCTTGCGCAACATCAGGATTATCCCTAAATATGTCAGGGAATGCCGTTTCTACAATGATTGGGCTTAGTGGGTTTTGCTCTTTGATCTTTTTAATTGTCGCTGTGGAAATAAGTACATCTCCACGCGCAGCCCATCGGCGAACAATGATCGGGAAATCAAACTTACGCACCCGCAGATAATGCCCCCACTTCTTGCGCAAAACGGCATGGTTTTTAGCCTGAATTTGCTTAATTTGAGGCACGTGCATGGCCGTTTGTGCCCGCATGTGCTTCAAAGGCATGTCAATCTTGTGAAGGGTATATCCCAACTGACGCATACGCAGGCTGAGATCAGAGTCTTCGCCATAAGCAAACTCTAGGTAGTTGGAAAACAACCCATGTTTCTTAACAATATCTGTTTTGCACATCAAACATGAGCCTTCAAGGTACTCAAAAGCTCCATGTGGCCGCCCGTTAAAGTCTTCATTAAGAGACTGACATCCACCAGAAAGTCCCGATAACGCCGCTTTGGGGTAAATGGTAAACGGTTTCTCTAATTCTTCAAGCCACCCACGAGGCACCTCTGCATCGTCATTAAGCATGACGAAGTAGGGCGTCTGCGTCATAACTAGGGCATGGTTATTTGGACCGATAAACCCTTTGTTTTCAGTGTTATGAACTACGCGAACGCAATCGGGGTACTTGGATTGCAGTTCGTTGAAATACTCGGCTGCACCATTGGTATTTCCGTTGTTGGTAAGGATTAAATCAAACGTGCCCGGCGTTGATCCTTCAAAGATCGACTGAATGCAGGCTTTTACCAGTGGATATGCTCGGTATGTCAGGACAGATATGGTGTACTTTTTCATTTCTTTAATTCCAAAGCAGACGAGATTGCCGCAAGTACGCGGGATACTTTGATTGATGCCATGACTTCACACCGGCCGGACTTTGCACAAGGGCCGTTAGGTGGGAAATGCATGTGATTTCCTTGGCCGTGGTAAAAGCATGGGGCTAGATCGCATCCAGAATGTCCTTGGATTGCGTGAACTGAGTGCGCGTAGGCTGTCCTCAACTGCCACGGGAAAGGGCCGTAAAGGGCAACGGCAGGCATGTTAATGGCCCCTGCAATGTGAACCATTACGGAATCTGGACCTAGTACTACGTCACAAGTAGCCATTGCAGCTACTGATTGGCGAAAGTTAAGGTTTTCCATCGTGAGATTACGGATGTTTCCGGGTGTCTTTCCATTGACCTCTCCCGGATACCCAAGCAAATAGACTTCTTTTCCTTGTTTAGCCAACGTGGTAATAACCTCGGTCATCAAAGATGCCGGGTAATTACGCGCTTTGCCTGATGCTGTTAGCTGAACAGCTACACGTTTCTTATCGTTTCTAGGGTACCGAGCTGCTGCCCATGCGACTTCCTCTTCCGTAAACACGTAATCGCAGTGTTTGTCTGTAAGCAATGAAAGTCCAATATGCTTTGAACTAACATCAATCGCGTGCTCTTTCTCTGCCAGAGGATTTGCCTCAATGCTGTTCTCCATAAAAACAACGGCATCAAAACTGTTTACCTGTTCTACCGTAGGTGGGTAGGAAATAATGGACTCTACGTTAGCTGTTTTAAGAATGCTTTGAAACAGACTGTAAACCGAGACGTGGATTTCTACCTGCGGCCACCGGCGACGAATTTCGCGAAACGATGGCGTAAGGAAAAGAAGATCGCCGAACCCTCCTGCACGCACAAATAGGATTTTCTTTCCATTCCAGTCCTTTGTTTCGTCAAATGGCTTATATTCTCGGGTAATTGATTGCAGCGTGATAGACCCACGCGGAGCCATTCTAAGAATGTCGGCTGCGTTTAAATCGTCGGCAATGTACTGGCCTTCCGGCAACTGATACAAATCTATGCCTTTTGTTGCGTTTACGATAATCATTTAATTTCTGATTCTAGTGTTACCCAGCAATGATTTGGGTAAGTAAGGTTACGGCCTTCATCTGCTTTGTTGATAGTGTCCATTGTGGCGTTTACCTTAAGTTGCAGGCCACAGCCACATGCTGCGCAGGTTTGCAGCCCTTCTAGGCGGCGTTCTTTGGGGAGAATTTTGGCTGTCATCTGCATAAGAGATGAACAACTGCCACAGCCTTGAAGTGGCGTGTTTAAATGGCATCCACGGCATATTTCAGCACGTTGTTTTACTTGCTCCAATGGTACTTGCTCGGTGCCTTCTGTAAGAAAATCGATAAAAGCTTTAGACCCGGCAAGAACAGTAGATGCGCTTAAACCTGCCGAGTAATCGGTTTTAAGCCAAAACGTCCCCGAGGGCATATCACGGCAATGCTCTGGTCCTAAACGCTCGCAGATTTGGTTTTGGACATCCTCTGCCGTTTCCCTTAAAGACTGACGTTGCAGTTTACGATACTGCCTATGATGGGCAATTCTTTCAACCATGTCTTCATAGCCTTGGTCGTCGCCATTGAACCATAGCCGGGTTTCAGGCTGGAAATATCTCCATCCTCCCGGGGGAGTGGTGTTTGGCATTTTAAGGAAAGGCATTGGTATTTTTATTTTAAAGCAGCCAAATAAACCTGTGCGTCTTTTTCACTCCACTTACTGCGTCCTTGTTCTAGTCGCCACACCCGAGCCAACGGAATTTGAGTAAGTTCCTCCATTACGCGTAATGGTTTACCGGCTTTCCCTCGAAGATATGCCATGTTTTTTCCGTAATTTTTGTGCCATTCTCTATCTTTTTCAGGGTCAACTGCCTCCAGTCGCTTTTTAAGGATTTCCAAGAGTTCGTCGTGGGATGCTACAGGCATAGATCAGTATGGACTTAGGTTGTTTCACTTACTGAAACAAGATCAAGAAGAAAGTTTACTACCAAACGTCAGCATCTATGATGTCTTCACGGTAAAGTTCGCTACCACGTTTGGCTATTTCGCGATGCTTTGACCATGCAGTTTGCATGGGTATGTCTGCGCTCTCGCCACCCATGCGTTTTCCGTCGATGATCCCACCTAGACGGCAAAGTAGTTCAGCAAACTGAACAAAGGCGTCACCGTAATCAGGGGAACGGCCTAGACGGCGTTTCATGTCGTCTTTGGTTTCCACCTCCATCAGTGAACCGCGCGTAGTCTGTTTACGTTCGTATCTGCGGCTGGATAAATCCTCAATGGTTAAAGGAGCAATAGAGCTAAGACCTCCAAGTATTCCGTCCTCAATAGCGTATCTAGCCCTAAACCAGAGTTCTGAAACGTATTTTTTGACTACGTCACAGGCCAAATCTGTTTCACCTAAGCGAAACACCCGTTCTGTAGCCTCGGCTCCATAGCTGATACCTTGGACATCCATAGACCAGTTCTTTTGCAAGATGGCAAAAACGCCGCGTCCGTTGCCTGACTTGTCCATGATGAAATGTTTTGGGGAAACGCCTTCTTCTACGCAAATATCCATAACCATCTTGGCTATCTGGTAATCCTTTGGATCGCTTGAACTAGATTCCACAGGCTTTAAACGATGCGTTTTTGTGCAGGAAATAGCTGCTGTCTTATTTCTTAAGTACCCCAGTTCTCCCAAGTGAAGCACGCAATCATCATGCTCAAACGCTGGGTCAAGTGTGGCGCAAACAACTGGCACCCGGTCAAACGCAATGGCAGGCTTCCCCTTTTCAATGACACTTGTAGGGAATACCCGGCTAACCATGCCCTCAGGTGGAAAAAACCCTCTCACCATACACCACCACTCCTTAGAATCTTCTCCAAACTGCTGTCTGATTCTGTCTATGCGTACAGAATCCAGCATGTATGGGTAAAGGGCCGTACCGTCCTTTCTAGTCTTACCCTTCATGTTTGGGTTCTGCAACCCATCCAAATGGATGCACACGCCTTTGTCCTTCGTTTCCCAGAATAGCTGGGAATGGTCAATATCACCCCACCCATCCTTAGGAGTACACGCCTTGCCAAAGTTACTCAGTTTATCCACGGCGTTACTCATATCCACAATCTTAACGTCCGGGTCCGTCATGATGTTGCCAAACGCATCATAAATAGCCGTAGGCATGTCGTCGGCCTCATCCAAAATCACCCTTCTCCTAGGGGCGTGCTTACCACGTATCTTACCAACCGAGTTCTTGTCCCGGCTCACAGCCATCCCCTCGATCATGAACTTATCCGTACCGGCATTACCCACCCCATCCCCCAACATGATCTGCATTCGATTAGCCGCGTTATACACGCGAATCAATGCCCTGATCTCGTTAGGCAACTCCTCAACCGCCCTCATCAAATCTCCCCACATGCGCAGTCTCAAGCCCTCCGCAGTCACCGTTGCCAAACTGGTCATCGTCCTGTCAGGGGCAGCCAACCAATCTAAAAATGCTATCCGAGCATGGCAAAAAGTCTTACCTGCGGCGGCATGGCCCATAATCGAAACCCTCCCATACTTGCACCATCCTTCCACCATCAACCTCGCCCACTCATTCCACTCAAACCTCGGCCACACCAAATTCCATGCATTCACAAAATGTCCATACGCACCTAATCCCCCATCCTCCTCCTTATGCCCCTTCACATAACACGCCAGTTCCAAACTCAACAAACTCTTCCCCCTAGGCCATCCATACCCATACACCCAGTCCATCCCCTCAGGAGGCTCATTAGCCACCACTACCTTCTTCTTCTTTTCCTCTTCCTTAGGATTCTTACTCATAAATAATTGTGTACATCCGTGCAGCAGTCAACTGACACATTATGCCGCATCCTTCCCGATCTTCTTACCATGCCTCAACCAACATGCCTCTTTCCTCCTCCTCACCTCACCACCTCTTCCCTCCACCCACAAATAAACACTCTTAGCATGAACCCCATACTTACCCCCTACCACACACGCACTCTCCCCTCCAAGGTACTCCTCCACACACTTATTCCTAACCTCTTCACTCACCCTGCTCCCCTGCCATCCTCCCTTAACATTAGGCTTTCTCGTCATATCCCTATCTAAGTTTCCTTTTACAACTCCACTGTCAACATCACTTTCTTCTCCTACCCCATTCCCATTGTTTCCTCCTCAGTTCTCCCACATTGTTTCATACCTTGCTCCCCCACACATTGTTTTACTCTTTGCTGTGAAGATGGGCAGAGTGAAAATGACGGTGGGGGCTAAGGCGGGGGTAGAGGGGTGGGTGTGGGTGAGGGTAGGTAAGGCAAGGGGAGGAGGGACGTGTGGTGGTTAGATGACTTATGTAAGTTGGTACGGTGAGCACATGACACTTATTACCTATGAAAGCGGAAATGTGGGTACTTTTGTAAGTTGATTTGGAAAGGGGTATTTTGGCAGGGGGAATGGGGCAATGGAAGGGAGGCAGGGGGATTAGAGAAGGCAGGAATGAGTACCGGAAATGCCCTAGAAATGAGGGGTATCATAAACATACGGGTTAGGTTCCCTTGCTGGAAGGCCCTTTAAACGCCGTCCTATGCCCCTAGAACGCATTATCTCTGCACGGTCTATACGTAGGTATAGGGTGCCATATGTTTTAAGGGATCAGGGAAGCATTAAATCACGATGTCCCGCAGAGAAGCACGTAAGCATTAAGGGAGAGGGAGGAGTGGGGTGAGTTGAGGGTAATGACTTGGAGAAAGTGGGTGGATGGGGAGTGTTCTACGTGGAACAGGGGAGCGCGCGAGGAATGGGGGCGATGTTTTTGGGAGCTGAGGGGAGAGAGTCTAGGTTGACGGTTAGGGAGATGAGGGAGGACTGTTGTGTTGAGGAGGTAGAGCGAGCTAGGTCTGCGAGAGTTTTAGCTGATGATGCTGCGTACATGAGGGACTTGGAGTCTCCGTCGTTGATGTGTTGTTCAGCTAGGTCTAGGGATTTGGATGCTAGGGATGCGGATTTGACTCCTATTTGGTCTAGGTTGTCTTGGATGAATCTGTCGCGTAGTTGTTTGTCTGACTCGGCTGTGATTGCTGCGGATGCTTGTTCTTTGAGACTGGCCCATCCGTGTATTCTTATCCACGAAGCTACTGTTTCTGGGCTTACTCTTAGTTGCTTGCCAATGGCTTCTTTGTTTTTGGCTTCGTAGAGGTAGAGTAGTTTTGCTTTTGCTATGGTTGTAGGGGAATGGATCACCACGGTTGAGCCCGGCTTTCTCCCTCTTTTATTTGGTGTAGGTGTTTCCATTAGTTGTTTTGATGTGTTTCCCCTATTTTAAGTTAACTGGAATTGAGTTAATGTGGCGGCAAGTCAAAGGCACTTTGCCCTTGGCTGTCAATAACCGCAAATCAGTTAACAAAATGAACACACCAGAACACAAGATCGCAGTCACTGTCCGTTATCTAGGGCCAACTAACTTCAGGGAATCACGCGTTGCTCTCAATCTTCCACGGTGGGATGCCAGAAAGGTTGTCGCATGGAATTACGAAAACGTCGCATGGAATTACGAAAACGACACTGACAGTTCAAAGCAGGCTCTTGCTTGGTTTGAGTCTCAATCTATCACTCCTGATACTTACCTTGAGTTGCCGGAATGCTATGTCTTTGCCTTTCCTTGGTCTCAGCTCGACGCAGTCTTAAAAGCTTTCGGCGTGGAGGTTGCCAAATGAGCACGACACAGCACACGCCCGGACCTTGGCTGTGCGCGCGGACGGGAAACGTCTTAGATCGTCGCGGGTGCATAGTCGCACAGATCAAGCCAATGCCCGGCAACGACCCGGAAGAGCAAATAGCCAACGCCCGCCTGATTGCAGCCGCGCCGGAGCTTTTAGATGCCTGCAAGCGCATGGCATCTTTTCTTCAGCAACACAGCTTCCCAGAAATTCAGGGGATTGCTTGTGATGTATTTCAGGCAATAGCCAAAGCGGAGCGTAAAGCATGAGCGTTAATCAGCCTCCTAAAACCTGTTTTTCGCTCCTTCCTGAGTCTCAGGAATGGGAGGAGCTTAACCAACTAGCCAAGCTATGCGGACACGAATCTATAGTTCGTTATCTCCATAATTCCCTAAAATGGGCCTCCCCCGTTTCTGCGGTTCGCTCCGAACTTATTTCAAATCTTAAATCATCAAACAAATCCCATGCCTGACATCATCCTTATTGCCCTAGGTTTTTTCCTAGGGATATGGGCTCTCAAAGCCTTCAACTCATCTACTCAAGATTACCCAAACCCAAACACCCGCCATTTTGGCGATGATCCATCCCAAAAATGAACATGAATTCCACTTATTCCGTTACCGAAAAGGCTCTCAACCTAATCGCTGCATTAGAAAACGATCCTGCTCTTTTACGAGAGCTTCAATTTTACCATTCAGATCGTTGGCTAGCAGCCTGCGGAGCACAGCGAGAAATTGATACCCTTAAAAAGGAGGTTGATGCGCTTGAAGACGAAGCAGCTAAAAAAAGCGACATCATCGATGAGTACGAGCACTTAACCGGCCCTAACCTCATAAGCCTTTTGGGGTATGCCAAATTCCACCTTGAATCTGTTGGATATACGGAAATGGCCAAACATTTCGATAAAGCTATGAATCAGCTTCATTTCCATAATCCAAGGAATCATTCAAAATGAGCGAACCTAGCGAATCCAAAGGGGAGATATTGTTTCACTCGCTTTCTCCGCATGAAAAGCAATTAGTTGCTAAAGCTGCATTGCGCGCTTTTTTAAAAGAGCGACAAGCTAGATCGACTCCAAAAAAGACAGAAGGGAACAGACTACCGTCAAAAAGGGAGGCTATCAAACGAGGAATAGCCGCCTATTGGGAAAAAGAAATGGCCAGACGAGCAGAGGCTAAAGCTAGTGGCCTTGCAGATTGCGAACGCCTTTTGCGTGGCGCTGACCGGTTAGCGGAATCAGAAGCCATATTTAAAAATATGGTAAAAGCCAAAGGCTATCCATTGGTTGACTAACTAGACGAGCAACCCTAGCTTTCTTGCTTTTGATGGATTCGAGTGAATCCAATCATGGCACGGGCGGCAAACAGCAATCCAAGTCTCTTCATTGAGATAATTGCCGTTTAGCCGCCCTTTTTTATGATGTACGTCTCTGGATTTTGAAACTTTGCATATTTCGCAGAGCGCATTTCTATCTAAAAATAGACCGCGCTTTTTGCTGTAAACTTTAATTTCTTGCGCGCGTTTTTCAGAAACCCTGCGCAATGGTATTTTGCGTTTCATGTGACTTGTCTTTTAGACTTGGCAAGTAGTGCGAACTATTTGTTCGGCAAAACCACATGCTTTCCGTGATTGTCAGCAGGACCGATGAGCTTGGCTTTTTCCGCGATTTCAAGGAGCGCGCATGCATGGTTGTATCCGATGCGAAGCTTTAGCTGGATTCGCGAAACGCCGACGGCAGTTTCTCCATTTATCACATCCAAGAAGGCGGGCGCACGCTCTACCGCATCGCGTTCGCGTGGGCTTAAGTCGATCCCGCCGAACCAGTCGCTAGTGACAACAGCGGGGATTGTCCCGCGGGCTTGAGTTGATGGTGTATTCATAGTTTTTGAGCTGATTGAGATTATTTGTTTTCGCCCCGCTGCGTCACACCTTGGGTGTTCGGCAAAGAAGGCCACGGTTGCCAGCGGCGCAGGTCTTCCGCGCTTTCGTATTCCGTCTCGAACCACGCATCGACCGCGACGCCGTGCCCGTCGCTTTCGCGCTGCACAGACACAGCTGCCCATGCGTTGGATCGTTCACACCACGTCGCCATGACCGGCCACGGCCACCCAAAGTCTGCGAGAATCAGCGGGCCTTTCGGAGCCGTATGCGCGGGCTGCCAGATTGCCGAATCAGACGGCACAGACAACGCTCGGGACTCGGGGGTATTGTTCATGATTTATCTCCGCTCTTATCGTGTTGGTTGTTCGCCGAGCGCGTCTGACCTTGGTCGTTCGGGCAAAGAAGATATACTTGGTGATCGCACCATTCTCCGTGCCCATGATAGGTGTATTCCGTTTCAATGCGTAGCACGCCGCGCTTCACGAGAGCGTCGAGAGTCACCATGCGGATTTGCGGCGTGTCCCACGGAAGATCATCGTTCATCCATCGTCCGCAGGAGTTGAAGCCTTTGCGCCATTCTGCTTCGATTTTTCCGTAGTGCTGGATTAGTTCCACGGCTGTTCGCATTGCGCACGTTAAGCCCGAACAATCGGTTACAGACAACGACCCGCGCTGTCCGGCTTGCGCCGTTTCAGGGTGGGCCAGAGTCACGGTTTCAGGATGGAAGGTCATAGTGGTTCGGCGGGTCGCGTCTGACCCGAGGCGTTAGCCAAGGCACGCATTTCGCGCTCGTAGTCAGGGTTCAGCCAGTCGCGCCGACCCAGCGGAAGGTCGGTCACTATTTGCCGGAGTAGCCAGCGCATACGGTTGTTTTCGCGTTCTAGTTCGCGGATTTTAGCCGCAAGAATATACTGGGGAGTGGCGGAGCCTGAGTATTCGCCGAAGGCAAGAGCATGTTCGTAGGTCATAAAAAGAGGGCTAACCAGACGCCAGAGCCAACACGGCCAGCGGTCACTTGATTTTCGGTCGTCATACAGGAAGAGGGAGTCATAGGTTATTCGCGCTGGCCGTGCGGCTCAGCTAGAGTGTTAGGCACGGCCACTCGGAATCATCGAATTAACTAGCCCGACTACCCACGCGGAATACAGCGCGACACCGAGGCCGTTGTGTCCGGCTTTCCAAAGTTGGTATGCGGCTAGACCCATAATTCCTCCGACGATTCCGTTGATAATAGATTGTCTGTTCATTGTATGTATTTTTCTATCGTGTACATGTACTTCATTCGAGTGCCTGAATGCTACACTATCTGGCACACTTTGTCTGTAGGGGATTACCCTAAATTTGTTCCACGTAGAACAATTTCATCTACCACGACCTCCGTGCGCTCTTCTTCTTTGGTTTTAACTTTGATTTGGCTAACCTCAATTTTCGTTTGTCCCGGCGCATCTGTAGGTACGCATCCAGCATATCTGCAAAGGTCAACGTGGTACTTTTCGCAGAGGTTGTCTTCATCGAGCAACCGCCTTCGATAGCTCGTAACGCGCACAAGAAATCGTCTGCTATTTCCTTCTTTAGTTTTGCCCTTTGCCAATGCCCCATCCCCAGAACCGCATTCCAACTTGGGACGGCGTGTTTTACCGTGAGCCTCAAAACAGGCAAGTAAGTCGGCGTTGAGTCGTTTAACTGATTCGGATGCATTCGGTAGTTTTTTAAGGATGCTCATTGCGCGCCTTTTGGCAGTGATTTTAGGGCTTCTGACCAAGCTGGGTATATCTCGGTATAGGTTTCAACAAAACTAGCCGTAAAAGTCTTTCCTGACCGTCCTTTGATTGTCACTAGGCAATCAGGGATTGAGCCTATACCATAAGGCTCCTTCGCTTTTATCTCCACCACCTGCCCGACTATCGCCTTTTCCCTATCCGCGATTAGGTGGGTAACTGTACCCATAGGCTGCATAACAGCTACCTTGAAAAGCAGGTCTTTGAATGGGCTGGGCAATAAATCAGTCTGGCTCATATTCCTTTATCCTTTGGGTTTCGTTTGGCTAGTTCTGTGTAAAGGTGAAATTCGTTGTAAAGTCTGGCTGCTTTGACGTGAGCACAGGTAGTAGCTGGGTTACTCCATTTCCCCCCTTCCTTGATAGCTTTGGCAACTCCTGTCTGACTCCATTTGCAGCTACATTCCCCAAATCCTTTTCTTCCTAACAAATCAACTTTGTGTGGAGCATCGGTTGACCTGCTTTCTACCTCAAAGGTAAATGGCTCTCCTTGTAATGGGGTAACTTTCATTTTGTTTTGGTATATTTCATTTTAAGAATGAGTTATAATTAAGGTTTTGGGTTTTGTTTGCTTCCCCGACCGCAGCAGGGGACTGCATGGGCGTTTCCCACGATATATTCCTAACCCTTTGGAAAGCGGTACGGCGGACGCTTTTTCAGTGTTTCTGTTTGCTTCCCCGGACCATTGAGGGTCCGCATGACCTGCGCTATTCAGTCCCAACAGCTTCACGCAGGATTTTTGAAACACCTATCCTCTGACGAGTATCACGCCTGACGTTGTGGGCGCACGGCTTCCTTTGTTTCCGGGCATTGGTTCGTTCGATTATCGCGGCCAATAAAAAACCCGGCTACAGGGTCTAGCTGTAAACCGGGTTTCAAATTGAGCGCAGGCCGCTCGGGAAATTGATTCTCGCTTCACCGTCTAGACCTCGGGAGCGGGGATAGAAATGCTCGGCATTTAGATTCCTTCAAGTCTTTTTTTCAAAAAACTTCATTTCCACTCTCAAAATAAGTTATGGGCAGTTCGGGAAAGCCGTCTTTTGAAACGGGCCTTGGTTGTTTGGCCCTAGCACCTGACCTGCCCCAGCCGGCGTAGCCGTCTCTTGAAATAGCCCGCGCTGGCGATTACAGCCACGATCTACCGCCTTGAATGGTGAGGACGCAGGCAGGGGCTTAACAAAGCCAGAAAACGATTGCTGATGTGTCTGTGCAGGCCGGAAAAGCTTAGAGGTGTAGGCTGGTTTGTTCATGCAACAACTGTAGGAGCGTTTTTCACAGGTAGGCAAGCCGCAAGAAACCATTGTCAACCCATGGCGATTTGTAGGGGATTCCCTTATTTTAGCATCATTGTGCAGCATTTAGTTGACGCATTACGATGCAAGTGTCTTCGTCCTGTGCATGACCGAAGAAACTATCACGAAAATAAGCGATGCAGAACAGGCGCGGATCGAACTGGCGATGATCCATAAAAAGCTAGATTTCGCAATCCGCCTTTTAGCAGATGACCGCAGACCCAACATGACCAAAGCAGCCTTTGCAAAAAAGGCCGGGGTTCACCGCGCCACAGTCAATCGGTGGATTCAGAAGGGCCTTCTTCGCATGGTAAACGGGCGCATACCGCATGCAGAACTCAACAAAGTCACCACACACAAGTAACATGAAATCCAACAAAGTACCGGAAAACTTAGCTGAGGCACGGCCTTCATGGTGGACAGCAAATCATGAGGCCGCTCTGTCGGCGTTAACTAACGGTTGGCAGTCTGTAGCCAATTTGAAGGAAGAACACTGCGTTGGCAGTTTGGCTTTCTGCGATCTTTGGCTTGCTGGTTACTGCGAAAAGCAGACTGAGGAGTTTACCCATAAAGACCTTCGCCCCGGGGCCCACATCTTTTACCGCCTACCTAGAACGCTGGCATCAATCGTTTGATTTCCATTTTACCAATGAATGCAAAACTAGACTTTGATTTCATTTATCACCCCGTTGCAGACGGGCAGGACTCATATCTATGCGACTGTTGCCGGGAGCAGTTTTCCAGTGACCTTTCCCTTTTTGAAATACGGCACGAACGCTTTTCTTCCGTTTGTGAAAACTGCAAAGACATGATCGAGATTGAAGCCAAAGAAGAGGAAGACGAACGCCATGAACGACTCCGCCGATGCGTGGCCATTAATTCCACCAAAGAATAAGGACTCACTAAGAACAATAACCGGCGACGATTGGAAACGATCAATCAAACAGTCCAGAAGCCGGATAAACCAAGTATCTCAGCAAATAAAACAAGCAGCTCAAATTTATGGCAAACAAACAAATTCTAACATTAGGACAAGTAGTCCAGTTGCCTCCGGGCACTGACGATAACCCAACATGGGTAGATGACTTTAAGGCTATCGTGACAGTCGGTCAATCTAAGCAAGGTAAAACAGGGAAGACTTACTGGCCAGTTGGACTTACCGACACAGAGTCGGGGGCTACTCTTACGATTAACATGTATGAACGTCCTCTGGATTCATGGAACGGAGCCGTATGCCGTTTTAGTGGTGGGATGCGTATGTGTTCCTACAACGGACGCCCTGACCTAAAGCTAGGGAAAAAAACACTCATAGCTCCTATGGTTCAATCAGAACCAAGTGCTTTCCCGACAGCTCCAAAATCCATAGCTCCAAGCTACCAACCAACAAAGCAGACATACCAAGAAATGTCACTATCACCTGCGCCTAGCTACAAGCCACAAGGGCAAACGGTAGGCATGGCAATTAACCAAGCATGTGAGTTTTTGAGGCATCAGAATCAGCCATTTTCACAAAAAGCCGTATACCTAATGGCTAAAGAAATTATTGCCGTTTCCGCAGAGCTTGAGGCTGCCATTTACGAAAAAACTAAGCCCGCTGCAAAGGTAAGTTCCAACCCTGTACCCGCACGGGTAGAAGCGCCATCAGTTAGTCAGGAAAACCCAGACGAAGACGTTCCGTTTTAAATGAACAAGTATACTCCAAAAACAGACGTTAACTTTGCGCGAATACGCGAATGCTCTTTGCTGTTTCCGGCCGATAAAAAGGCCGGGCTCACTGTGCCGCAGATAGCTGAAAAGCACCGCGTATCCATACCAACAGTTAGGAAGTATCTTAAAAACCCGTTACCTTTTCAAACTGCTAAAGAAGTGTTTCTTCCAAATGATGTGGCCCGATGCGACGGAATCGGAAGCGTAGAAAACGGGGTTAAATACTGGAGAGATGGCTGCGACACGTGCCTTAGGCGCACCGCCCAGCGAAAAGAATCGGTATGGATGATGTCACCGCCACCGATAATAGCATTTGAGTGTGAATATATTATTTTACCTACCGATAGCAGGGAGCCACGTGGAATTTAACCCATGAAAAACACCCCTGAGATTGCCCGCGTTGGGTCTGTCGCTGGTTCGGCAGCTCAACGGCCTGACTTCAATCAGCGGCTTTTGACGCTGGGGAACTGGCTTATCTCTCGCGCCAACGCGAAACACAACGAGCTTACGACGCGCTCGATGCTGCGTAGAAAGGTCGATGACATACTTTACCTGCCCGGTCGAAGCGGCACGCCTGACGTGCAACAGGAGACCGGCTCCGTAGGCACGGGCGGGGACCAATCTTTTCCGAACGACCACGGTCAGACGCGCTCGGGAGAAAACCTGAGTGCAGAGAGCGGAGAAAAATCATGAACAATACCCCCGAGTCCCGAGCGTTGTCTGTGCCGTCTGGTTCGGCGGTGACGGTCCCATGCCCTGAGTGCTACGGAGGACACTTCCGCCCGTGCCAAATCTGCGGTGATTCTGGCTGGATCGAAGTAGTTCCGGGGCAAGTCCATGCCTGCGACTGCAAGCGCAAGTTTACTCACCTAAATCGCAATAACCACCTGCCGCTTCTGCCGAACGTCGAAGCTCAGCCACGAGCTGAGAATCAATAATATGGATACCCACGACACGATCAAAACCTCGACAAAATCGGAGCCAAGTCAGGCTCGTTGCGCTGTAGCGGCTGGTTCGGCGGCTCCTCGCGGAATCGAAGAGCATATCGACTGGAAGACTCAGCACGACAAACGCGAAGACCTCTTTCAATCCGATGAAAGCGGCGGGCTTCACTTCCCGTGCAACGCCTGCCAGCACGCCACAAAACCGGCCTCATTCTGCCGCGCCTGCAAGCACTACGCGCTATAGCCGAACAATAAGCTGAGGAACGCGCCCAATGTGTAACGAAAACAAACACCCCCTCGCGAAGAAGAAAGCGGCCAGCGTGCGCGTTCCTCCTCAAGCGCCTGGTTCGGCTCCGTTTTACTGGCCACGCTCAGACCCTGAGGCCCTCGCGAAATTCGATCCTGACTCGAAAATCTGCACGATGAATTGCGGATCATCGACACACGACCCGCGCTCAAAAAAGGAATGCAAATTCCAGTGCACCGACTGCATCACCGTTCAGCCGAACAACAAGGTCAGAAACGGCGAGGACGGACCTTCGCCCGTTCCCTGACGTAACGCCGTTTTCTGTAACGACTGGTTAGCCTCCGAAAAACTATGCAAGCACTCGCACCAACCAAAGACAACATGAGGCTCCGAATCTCGGAGCTTGAAGCGGACAATGCCAAGATGCGGAAGCAACTGCTTCGCATGGCTGACTGGCTCGCCAAGGTCCGCAAGTCCGCAATCGCGAACGAGGCAAACACTCGTGGTCGATTCGAGTCACTGGCCGACGCGCACAAAGCTGACGCCGCCAATGCTGAGGTGATGGAACGCCACTGCCGAGAAGCCGCTACGGCTAACGCCGTGGTCAGCCAACCGCGAGGACAGACGCCCGAATAAGGACGGTCCTCGCGCCAACCCCGGAGCTTATCGCGGTTGGCCTGTAGCACCGTGGTTAGCCTCCGTCTTCACTTTCCGAATACAAAAACCTATGGACTTCTCATCAATGCCCGGACCGGGCGCTTTTCTGTTGGTCGGCGGCGTGCTCTGTGCGCTCCTCGCAACCGCTCTGGCGGTCGTGCTCAAACTGTGCGGTGTGCTGCTTCTATCGTGGTGGTGGGTGCTCGCGCCCGTCCCTGCGCTCCTCGTGGTCGTCGTGATAATCGCGGGTCTGTGTGCTCTGCTTGGCTAACGTACCAGATGAGCCACGGCCTTAACTTTATGGACAAGCAAACAGAACAGACACCGCAGGCCGTTGGCTCTAGCGACGGGTTCGGCGGGCTGCGTCCGCTCGCAAAGGGCGACACCGTGCAGCGTGGGGACATCTTCATCGACGACGGACGGCGCTTCGAGATGGACACTCGCGGCTTTCTTCTCGGAGTGCGCTGCATCGGCCAAGTGATCCGCAAAGAAAACGGAGGATGGTTCCGTGCTCCGCCGAACGCCAAGACGAGCCGCGACTGCGCGTAGCGCAGGCGTTGGCTCTGGCGACTGGTTGGACTCTGAACTTTAGACTCACGAAAACATGAAACACTCGAACATCGAATGGACTACGCACACCTTCAATCCGTGGATCGGATGCACGAAGGTCTCGCCCGGCTGCGCTCACTGCTACGCCGAGACGCTGAATAAACGCATGGGCTGGACACAGTGGGGCGACGCGGGCGAACGCTTCCGCACATCGCCGCACAACTGGAACGAGCCGCGCCGGTGGAATCGCGAGGCCGCGAAAACCGGACAGCGCGCCCGCGTCTTCTGCGCGAGCCTCGCGGATTGGCTGGACTACAAAGTGCCGACCGCGTGGCGCGTAGAACTGCTCGACCTGATCGCGGAATGCTCCGAACTCGACTGGCTGCTCCTCACAAAGCGCCCGGAGTCGTGGAGTGCGCGGATGCACGAGGCGGCGTCTGGCTCGACGCTCGCGCTCTCATGGCTCAACGGCATGGCCCCGCACAACGTCTGGCTCGGCGTGAGTGCCGAGGATCAAGAGCGGTGGGACGAGCGCATGAAACTCGCGCTCGAAATACCCGCCGAAGTCCGATTCGTGAGCGGCGAACCGCTGCTCGGCCCGATCACGATGGGTGCGATGCGCCCCGACTGGCTAATCGTCGGCGGCGAAAGCGGCACTGGCTCGCGTGAAATGAAGCCGGAGTGGGTGCGGGCGCTCCGCGACGAGTGCGCGGCGACCGGCGTGCGCTTCTTCTTCAAGCAGTGGGGAGGCGTGAAGAAAAAGGAAGCCGGACGGATTCTCGACGGCGAGACCTTCGATCAACTCCCGGC